AATGTTGAATGGGAAAAGATTCAGAGGATGGACAAAGAAACTCTAAAAGAATATATCACTAATCAAGATTATTATAAGGTGAGAATTGATGGACAGAAATAAGGCAGTATTCAAACTCAAAAATATTGGCCCAATCTATTGTATCAATCTCGATGATCAACCTGAAAGATGGGAATACATGGAGAACCAGTTCAAATACTGGGAGATTGAAAACTACACTAGAGTCTCTGCGTATGATGGTAGAGAGGATGACCTAAGTGAGATACTCAAGGGTCGTTATCCAGACATGATGAGTTCTGGTGAGATTGGTTGTACTACATCTCACTTGAAAGCAATCAAACAATTTTATGATTCAGGTGAACCCTATGCAATCATGATGGAGGATGACTGTGAACTTGATTTGGTGAGGTTCTGGAACTTTACTTGGCAAGACTTCTATGCTAAGATTCCTTATGACTGGGATGTATGCCAGATTGCAATCATCTGTACCGGAGACATTCACATTAAGGTTCACAAGAGATTTGTGAATGAGTTCTCTACTGCATGTTATCTAATAACACGTCATCATGCTGAGAAATTAATTCGTCTTCATTGTAGAGGTGACAAGTACAAACTAGACAATGGTGTCAGACCACGACCAGTTGCCGATGACCTGGTGTATAACTCAGGTAATACCTACGCTCTTCCACTCCTTTTGTATAAGACGGAACTGGGGTCAAGTATTCACCCTGACCATGTTGATGCATTCCACAAAGGAAACTATCAAGCACAGATGAATTTCTGGAGTCAGAAGGGGGCACAAATGTCCATCAATGAACTGATGGAGTTTGATCCTTACCTGGGTCGGGTATCTGATCCAACACAACAAAAAGGTTGACAAGATCACAGTCTTATGGTATATTATAAATATACTGGTGTTGAGGGTTATCTTAACACTAAGTAATAAAACCAATCTCCGCAAACTTGAGTAAGGTTTTATATGATAAAATCAGAGACAAGTCGAGTCTCTTAACATCCGTAGGTTAATCTCTACGAGACAAAAAAGGTAAAACAAAAATGTTCAAATCTGTATTCGCAGCAACTGCTGCTCTGTCCATGTCCGCTGGTGCTGCCCTTGCAGGTCCCTACGTTAATGTAGAGGCTAATTCTGGTTGGACTGGTTCTGACTACGGTGGCACTGCAACCGATCTTCACGTTGGCTACGAAGGTAGTATTAGTGAGTCTGCTTCTTACTATGTCCAAGGTGGTGCAACTATCGTCAGTCCTGATGGTGCTGAAAGTGACACTGTTCCTTCTGGTAAGGCAGGTCTCGGTCTTGCATTGACCGACGCACTTGGTGCATATGGTGAAGTTTCCTTCGTTGGTTCCGGTGATTCCGATATCGACCGTGGTTACGGTACCAAGTTGGGTCTGAAGTATAGCTTCTGATATTCAATATAGACATATAAACATCTAGATGTTATACTAGGGATGCGACGGCATCCCTTTTTTTATGAAAGAATATTTTCTAAAGATCGTTTCTCATCCAGTGACACACTATAATGTGATTACTATTGGAATGCTCATCACAATAGGGGCATTACATAACCATACTCACTTTACAATGGATAAGGATGCTAATGGATATGTGTACCGATGGTGTAAAAAGAATCCAGATATTTGTACTCATAGAGGGAATGGTTATTGACAAACGTTAAGATTGATAACGGAGTGTAACGTGTAATGAAAAAAATTATTTCTTCGCAAGAGAAGAAAAAAATATTAGAATGGATTTTTGAGAACGAAAGATTTTTTAGAAAAAATCTTTTTGGTGATAATAGAAAATTTTTAAATCTGTATCAAGATAAATTTATTCAACTAAATTTGATTGATGAAATTAAAAAAAGAATATTGGATAATGAAAATATTCTTAATTATAAAAATGATAGAAATCTAATTTCATTTATCACTGAAGGTGGTTATGTACAAAAACATACTGACCCAACTCTTGCCGGATATAAACATATACGTTACAATTTGTTTTTATCTAAACCTTATTCTGGTGGAGACCCAATATATGATGGTGTAACTATGCAATATGAAGAAGAATATTATCTAACTTACAGGGTTGATAATACACCGCATTGGTCTTTACCAGTAGTTGGGAAAAAACCAAGAATTACTATATCATATGGTATTTTGTTACCTGACATCAGTTATGGTGAAAATATGACCCATTGACTTGACAAATGTTAAGAAAGTATATATAATATACACATAACTTCACATAAGAGAACACATGACTGTAACAACTGAAGATGGTGGACGTACAAACATGTATGCAACCGAACCAAGAATGTATATCTCACAGAGTGATGCAGAAAAGTATGGTTATGAAACATATGCAGAACGTGCAGAGAAAATGAATGGTCGTTTCGCCATGATGGGTTTCGTTGCTGGTATCATTTCTTACGCAACAACTGGAAGTCTCTTTTTCTTCGGTGCCTTTGGTATCTGATAGATGATGATATCATCACATATTCATGTAAAAGGGAGTACTTGACAATGACACAATTTTTCTTTACTATAACTAGTGTAGCCTTCTTTGTTTTGTTGGCTTACTCAGTAGAAAAATTATCAGAGACTTACTAATGACATTCAGTGTTACTCTTCGATCTTCGGACGGATCTGAACAAACTATCGAATGTGATAGTGATCAGTATATTCTAGATGTTGCCGAGGAACAAGGTATCGATCTTCCATATTCTTGTCGAGCAGGTGCATGTTCATCTTGTTGTGGCAAGCTTGTAAGTGGTACAGTTGATCAAAGTGATCAATCATTCTTGGATGATGATCAAATTGAAGAAGGATTTGCACTTCTATGTGTCTCATATCCTACCTCAGACTGTGTAGTCGAGACTGAAAAAGAAGAAGATCTCTTTTGATTATGTCGAATCACAATGCTCTCTATGAAGATATGGAGAGACTAAATGCCCTTTATGAAGAACTCTGTTGGGCACATGATGACGAATTAGTATTCACACATGAGAATGGTAGAGTCATTATTTACAACAATACACAGGAGAAAACAAATGAACGAAAGAGCAGAACGTATTAATGGTTGGGCAGCAATGTTGGGTATCATCGCAGCCATCGGTGCATACGCAACAACAGGGCAGCTAATTCCTGGAATTTTTTGATGGGGTTTTTAGTAGCAGCACTATTGGTATTAGTTCCAGTAATTGTAGTACTTAAAGAAACCTCTGCTCAAGATTCATGAATTATGACTGGACACTATTTCAAACATTGGTGTTTATTATCACTCTATACTTTATCTTTCTAGCATTAACTACTGAAGATGAAGACGATGGTCCTCCAGATGGTGGAATGATGACACCAGTATACCAAGGTTCAGGGTCTCGATAGGGGGGCCCTTTTTCATAAATAATTTTAACTGCCTTACTAAAATGTCAGAAGAGATTAAGAAGGAAGAACCTAAAAAGAAAAACATTCTCGGTAAATTAAAAGAAGCAACAGATGATAAGGAAGAACAACTTGCAATTCTGTCTACTTTTGTCCGTCTTGGTATCCTTGTATGGTCTGGTGGAATCCTCACGTTGGCATACATCAAACTTCCACCTGCACTCGGTATACCAGAGCAGAAACTAGATCCGACTTTTATAGCCAGCGTCTTCACCGGAGTTTTAGCTACTTTTGGTGTCCAGGCAGCAAAGAAAGCAGGAGAAGGTGGTAGTAGTAATGGTGGTGGAATCAGTAAAACAGATATGGAAAGATTAATTGAAAAAGCAGCCCAAACCGCACCTACACAAACAATCCGTATTGAACAAACTCCTGTTCAGCTGACTCAGGCACCACCCAAATCTGACGACAATTACAAGATGTAATGTATACTATCTTTAATTATGCTATAGCCTTCTATCAGGTAGTGATCGTGAATTGTGTCCAACCTGTCAATTGGGAATACTGTTATCGTGTGGATCAATGGTTGATCCAGGATCTTCAGTATGCATGGGAACTGAAGACAGGTAAGGTTCATCCCTATCAAACTGAGAAAGAATACCTAGAAAGTTTTAAGTAAGGATCTCATAACAAACCACCACTTTTAAAGAATACCACTATAATAGATAATGTAGTTGAATAAACTAATATGAAATCTATTTTTACATTAATTGCCACGTTATTTTTTGCACTTCCTGCTTGGGCAGTAGATGTATCAATGGGTGCTGGTGGCAACCTAGTATTTGAACCGAATGAGATTACAATCTCTGCTGGTGACACAGTTCACTTTATTAATGAAGCACTACCTCCTCACAATATTATTGTAGAAGGTCGTGCAGATCTTTCCAGAGAAGCACTATTGTTTGCTCCTGGAGAAACACAGGATGTTGTATTTGCTGATCCAGGAGACTATGAGTTCTTCTGTGGTCCCCATAAAGGCGCAGGTATGACTGGTGTTGTTCATGTTGAATAAAATTTAAATGACTTTATCACACGTATTACTTTGGATATCAATCCCCTTTGTAATCACTACAGTACTGTTTGGATTTTACAAAGGGGAGAACGTTTATTATGAATCAGATAAGTACGACGGGAATGGAACCGCACATTAAGTCTCGTTATGACTTTGCAATGAGTTCATTCTCCAGAATGTGTGGAGTTAAGGGAGTACTAAACTCCCCAACCATATCAATCTTCTGTGCAGAATGGGCCCACACAAGTAAGGATATTCCTGAGGGTAGTTTAACAAAGGTTGATTTCTATTTTAGAGACTTATGGGTGACGGTCAATTAATTATTATTAGTCTTTATATTTTTATTGGATTATTTTTATTTGTACTTTCTTTAATTTCAGAACAATGAAAATCTATATTACAGCACTAGCAATACTAACTTCAATAACATCATTTGTTTTATGGGGTATCAGTAACGCGTATTCATCATCATGAGTGGTCTTTTTGTATTCTTATTTGTCATACTACTGGTTAGTGGTATGGAGTTAACATGGTCAGTTAAACAAGGAAAGAGATGATGTTACAGTTTGCTAGGTTTTGTGGGACTGTATTAAACAATCCATACGGATTAGGATTTCTATCAACTATTCTAGTTTTTGTTCCTATCCTAGGAATGTGGGTAGTTCATAAATATCATTGGGAACACTGGGAACCTTTCACGAGGAAGCATAAATGAATCCAGTTATTTTAATTGGTTGCTTTACACCACTAGTTCTAATATTTGTGATAATTAAACTTTCAGTATGGGTATCTGCAGTTAATTCTGAAAGCACATATGTTAGAAAAGAACCTCTACGAAAACGAGGACCATTCGTGGCAGATGCATATGCAGACGTTGACGAAGATGAAGAGGAGTATGGAGATCGCACAGACTATAGATGATGCGCTCTATCAATACTATGTGGTAGAACAAGGAAAACCTGTACCAAACTGGAGGTATATAAAAGATCAAGACTGGTGGTGTGAGTATCTTAAAAATCTAGGATTAGATCCAAGAAATCCATGAACGAAGAAGAGTATTATGATGAAGATTACGATTACACAATAAGTGTAAGAATAGAAGATATAAAACTCCTACATCACTGTGTGAAAGAAACCATTAAGTATTGGCCAGGAGCTCCAGCCAGACCTTATGAAGAACAAGAACAGTTATGGACTCTAAGAGATAACTTATTTAAAATAATACTTGAAGACCAATTTAATAATTCATGAACTTATTACTACATCCACATACTAATGTAAATGATCCTGTATGGTCAGTCATTTTTATGGTCTTTCTTTCTCTTTGTATGGCTGGTTATAGTATCTACTATATACTGGGAGTTGATGAAAGAGAATCTCATGGGAGCACTGAAACCACCGAGCAGGAAGAGCTGCTACAACTTCCGAGTGACGGAGATCAACCGTGTCCTTGATGGTGATACTATTGACGTTACAATTGATCTTGGGTTTGACTTATACAAGAAGGAAAGAGTTAGAGTTGCAGGAGTTGATACGCCAGAGAAAAGAACGAGAAATCTTGAGGAGAAAGCACTGGGACTAGATGCTACTAACTGGCTCAAAGAGAAACTGGAGAGTACTATCGCTGGTGATGATGAGTTGTCTGTTAGGACTGAACTTGTTGGTGGCGTCGGTAAATATGGGCGTCTTCTTGGCTGGCTTTACATTGGGGACGAGTCAGTGTCCCTCAACGAACAAATGATTACAGAAGGATATGCTCATCCTTATGATGGTGGTACAAAAGATATGAATCTTGAAGCATTGAGAGAAATTCGTAGGGCACATGGAACACTTATTTGATTTTCAACTATCAATGGAAGATTTTACAATCATCCAGAATGCATTACATTATTATAAACACGTCGAAAAGAGAGAACACTTCAAACAATATGATGTAGAACGTGTTAATAAACTAAGAGATAAGTTATCTTATCAACTTATACCATCCACAAATAGTAATAGGGGAGAATAGTGATTGGGTTTTATCTAACTGTAGCTATCGTTATTTTAATGGTTGCATATGCTGGTGTTGAAAATACTGGAAATTTATTCATCTATATTAACTTACACCTAAGATATTTTCCAATAAGAATTAAGATGGAGATCATGAAAAGAAAGTTGAGAAGACAATTAGATATAGATAGAGAAGAACTTATGAAAAGGATTACAGAAGATGCAGAAACTAATTAATGTTTTGGCTCTATTGTCGTTTGCAGGAACTACGTCTATTGTAGGTGGTGGCACATATGCTTATCTCAATAAAGATTCTATTATTGATAATGTAAAGGGACAAGTTGCCGCGGCCGCAGCAGAAGCAATTTCTGGAGCACTTCCTGGAATGATGGATTCGGCCATGCCAGAACTACCCGGAGTAACTGGTGGTGCTATTCCTTCTACTCCTGGTACAAGTGGTGGTATCGGTGGTGGAACACCAGGTCTTCCATTCTAAAATTAAATGAATATCCCTCGTATTGGTGCTAATCAAATTAGAATCGACAGAGTTGATATTCTACCAGTTAGAAGTATACTAAATGATGTGCCTCCGATTCAAAATCTTGATCCCCCAGTCACTATTCAGATAGGTAATCCTATCATCGATATGCCTGGGTGTGTTGAGGCGCACGAAAGTAATAACCCACTGAATGAGAATAGTAACGATGCAAGAGGAATCGTTACTTATTGTGATGGAAATATTCCTAGTTTCAATCCACCAGACTATAGTGGTTTAGAAGAATTAGAAACACCAACTCAAGAGGTTGACACTAGGTTTGAGGAACCAGAAGAATCGAATACAAATACAGATGGGAAAGATAATTTACCACAACCTCCTTCACTAGAATGTCCTACAGCTGTCCAGAAAGCACAAGAACCTGTAGGAACATATATCAATGGATACAGGGAACAGGTAACTGACTATGAGTTGATTGATGGTGTCTGTGTTCAGATTACAGAGACTGTAGGTATCCCAGAACAAGTCTTGGCTGGTCTTCCTAGTGGTGGTCAAGTCATGCAGGTTGGTGGTATCGCAGTGATCGCAACTACATCTGCACTATTAGCAAAACCGTTGGCTGACATACTATTGAAAGTAGTCAAACCAACGGTTAAGAAAGTTACAAAGAAGATTGCAGCTATTCGGGGGAAACAACTGAAGACCTTGTCTGTAAAGGAGCGCCAAGCAGAGCAGCGGGATCGGAATCAAGCGATTGCAAAGTTGAAGTCTGTGAAGGCGAAGACGAAGAAGTAGGTCTAGGGATAGAATGACGATGTTGTGGAACAACAGTAACATTCTGAACCACTACATCAGCACAGATTTTATAATAAGGACTTCTGGGATGAAAACTAATTCCAGATTTCATTAACTCACCACAGTTCTTTAATCTTGCAATCTCAAAGTCCAGTCTCTTATTGGCTGTGATTTGTTGTTGTAATTCGATTTGAGTTTGTGCTGCCAACTTACATTGATCTTGAAGAGTCTTGTCTAGAGGACGAGACCAAGTAACAGAAAATCCAAGACCTAAATTGTAATTATCTTTCTGTCCAGTTCTTACAGGGATTTCATATACAACACGTCCTGGATTATCTGGGATGCCATCACCAATGCCATTACCATCCTCATCAAAACGACCTGTGAAATCAGTCACATCGTATACAGGGTCATTGTAGTATGGTTCATATGGAAGGGCCCTAGAAACTGCTCCAGTTACATAGGGGGAAAAATTCATTGTGGGACCTTGACATGATATGCCTCCCCCATAGGTGTTTGTAATATAAGGTCCTTGGAGGACTTGAATGGCTTGGTTTGTAACTGACCCAGAACTATTAGCAACAGGGGCAGCACTAGCACTGACACCCCCAACAGAATTCGCAAGAACCTTTGTAGGGGATAATAAACCAATTCCAAGTGATGCAAGTAATACTAGATTAACTCTCTTCTTCAAAAATTTCATATTATAATAACTATTGTGTTCAAATAAGTTCATAGTAGTTATAATCTTCAGTCAATGAAAGTCATAGACTTATCTGGTAGTATATATGGTCCTTTTACTGTATTACGAAAAGATGAAACGTTAGAAAAAGTTACTGGCTAAAAATGGAAGTCGTATCAGTTACTGACTCTATTAACGTTTCTCTTTGAATAATTGTTTGGTTTTGAAGACCAGGCCCGCTGTATGTTTCTGTAAACTGAAAGGCCGCACCAGGATTTGTTTGTGTGAAACTCGGCCTGTTTGATAATCCTACCCATCGTGAAGTCACTCCTTCTATATTATTAGGGGTTGTTTGAGTTCCAGGACTCAATTCCCCTGATGCTGTAATTCCACTGCCAGTTACTGAAAATTGATATCCAGTACTATAGTCCATCGAATTGATGGTTTCTGTAATCTGTTGTGTAGTCTCTGTGTGGCTCGTCATGGATCCCTGGCTGAAGTTTGGGACAACGGGGACTGCTTGAGCAGCCCCATGCATTACACCAAGAATCAAACCAAGACCAATTGCTTCTTTAAGTCGATCCATGATGTACCTCAGTCAATGACAGTAATCTCAGACACAAATTGTCCTGTTGCTGTAGTACCAGCGCCACCAGCAGTGATTGTCATGTTGTGAGCATTATCAATAGTACCAGCCAAAGATCCAGCAACACCAGCAGTGTAACTAGTCACATTACTAAAGTTGGGAACCTGACCAACAGTAGGAGCACTAGTTGGGATTGCATCACCTTGAGTAAACGAGGTACTAAAACTAAATGCATTGCCATCAGTTGCCTGAGTTGCTGCGATAGTTCCAGGAGAATAAATGCCACTAGCAATAGTACCAGTAGAAATAGTTCCTGCTGTAGTACCATCAGTGGTATTAACACCACTACCTGAAATACTATAGGAATTTCCCATTCTTGTAGCAGTTGATCTAGCAGCATCAACAGTCAGCTGAACACTAGAACTATGACTACTAACAAGTCCTCCTGCATTTGCAACACTTGCGGTCATCATTAACATAATAAAAGGTAAGAACCTTTTCATTTGTTATCGAACTCATACATTAATTATATTTATCCAAAGGTGATCTATAAATATATTTACTGTATAGGAATGAACAATTTACTATATGTCCAACAAAGAGCTATCTGACCTGTCATTTAACAGGGAAGAATGCCCCAAGTGTGGCGCAGTATGGTTAAATGGAAATCATGTATGGAGAACAGGTATTAAAGGAAATGAAGAGACTCTTCATAACCTAGTCTGTTCAAAAGCAAATGATCCTCAATGTATTAATAAAAAATACAAGAAAGGAACTGTCTATGAAAACGCTGACTCATGGGAAAAGAGATCAGAATTTATTGGTAACTGGAATCCTAATGAGTAAAAATCAAGTAAAGAAAGAAGAACTTAAAGTGAAAGTTCTAAAACTTAAAGACGAAGTATATAACGAACCAGCTACAGTATGGCAAAAAGAAAAAGATTTAGTTCATAAGTATCTTAATAAGATGTTAGATATTCTAGAAGAATATAGATACTAGTTCTTATGAACCCGGACAAGCCTAATCCTAGACACTTTTTGAGCTAATGTCAAGGGGTTGACCAATTGTTTGGTTTGATCTAGGATAAATAATAAAAAAAATACTAAAATGTCTGAGAGGACTGCTGCAATAGTCATAGATAATTTCCTAACTAATGATCAGTGGAATTTTGTACAAAATAATATTGCAAATTATCTAAACACCTCTAAATTTGTTGAAAATAGAGACGAACCATATGAAACTTGTATTGGGTGGATAAAAGATAAACTTTCTTCGTTTAGTTTTTTCAATGAACATTGGAATACTAATCTTGAAACTTGGTCCTTTATCAATTCTCTACCACCAAATGTCAATAGAGAATCTTCGGGAACTGGTTATCACATTGACTTTGGCGGTTTTGTATACTACATTCATCCTACATGGAATAAATCATGGGGAGGAAATCTTTTATTTCAAAACTGCAACGTAGATAAGATTGAACCAAAACCAAACAGATTTGTTTGGATTAATCCCAAAGTTCCTCATGGCATTGAAGTTGTAAATGATTCTGCAACTCATAATAGAATTACTATTGTTGGTTGGCCAGAAGGATGTATAGAATATCCTGATGCAACTCAACAAATAAATATTATATATTAAGTGCAATCGATGGTAAACAAATATTGCAAAGCATTAAAGCACCTAAAGAATAAAAATATTGATGAGAGATTGGAGTTGCTTGAGCAAATTCCAACAAATAATACTACAGGATTATATACTGATGTACCTGGAAAGGAAGTTACTCCTCCAGCAGTACCGGGTCTCCCAAGAGCAGCAGATCTTGCTGAGGATGGAGATGGTGCTCCAGGTTATACTGGAAATGATACGACTGGATTATTTCTTGCCGATGGAACGATATTAATAGAAGAACCGATTGGAGATACTTCATATGTTTTGGGGCCAATGATATCCATGTGGTATGCCTGGGCAAACTATACTCAGATTGGGTATGTTCGCCAGTCTGACAGAAAAATGGTGAACCTTGGTAGGATTACTGGAGAACTTGATGCCTGGGATGGTTCAAGTGGATTTACAAGTTATGGTCAATTAACTTTAGAACAAGCAGTATGGTATAAAGGCCAAGCCAGAGCAGATTATCGTGCATTCTATCCAGGTCCACCATCAAATCCTGCAGATGAATATGGTAGATACATTGGTTCTATGGTCAGTACAGGAAAACCAACTAGTTCTCAACCAAAAGATCAATGGGAACCGGGAACTAACAAAGGATTTAATGCTAGTGATAATTTCTCACTTGCTATGAACGATGGTTTGTATAATTGGATGAATAAAGTATATGGACAACCAGCAGCAGACTGGAAACAGAATAATCCAACGAAACCAGATAACTCAAATCCATATCTCCCTAAAGATTCTTATGTTCCAAAAGCAGATGCTGGTGGTGATACTCTGATAGCAGGTACAAGAAATTCTTCTGGCAGATCTAATATTCCTGCTTCGGAATCTCCAAGAGGACCAGCAACTCCTATCAAAAATTATGGAACTGATGCTAATCCAAAGTTTATGCCTTCAGGTCCAGTGATAGATCCATGGTCCCCCAAACTTGTTAATAATAAAAATAAACGAAAAACACAGGTTGCTCATTACGAACCAGAAGGATTAGTTCTTACTGAAAGTCGCAAGAAAATTCTTCGTGACATCAAGAAACCAGTTCAGGTTAAGGAGATGCCAACCAAATTTAAAGTAAAACCAACTGGTAGGAAAAACAAATCTGTTGGTGTTGACATGATGAAGATACCTGATACTCCAACACAATATAAACCACCGATGAATGTTTGGGGTAAAACAGATTATAATGCAAATGTTAGGGCATCACAAGAGAAGAAAAATGAAGTTCTTGAATTGCTTGGTGCTGCAGAACACCACTGGACATACTTGACAGAGGATAAAAGAAAGCAAAGGCAAGAAAAGGTAAATGAGATGATGTCTGCTGAATTTGATAAGCAATTAGAAATGATGTATGAGCAACATAAAATAAAAGAAAATAAAACGGATAAAGTTATAAAGTATTTGAAAGATAGTAAATTAGTTTATGATAAATTAGATCCACAAAGTGCGGAATCTATGCCACCAACTGGGGACCCAGTAATTGATGCTAACATTAAGAAAGCAACAAACACAAAAGAGAAAGCAAGGAAACTCAAGATCATTGGCTTGCATCAGGTTAAAGAACACGAAGAGGATTAGACCAGTTCGTCAAGTGGCTTCAGAAAAAGGGTTGACAGACACCGGGAAATGAATTACTATAAATAAGTCGAGAGGTTACGGAACCAACACATTCCTTAACCATTTGTAACACCCCTTAAACCAAGACCTCTAGGGTGTATAAACACGTCTTTCATATCCCCAGCTGAGGGTGCTGGGGAAATAGTAACTCCACCATTCCCTGATGGTCTTACTTTTTTGTTCAAAACAATGGCTACAACTCTTACAAGGCAACAAACATCCCCATGGCAGAATTTCTGTGAGTGGGTGACTTCAACTAACAATC